TCGAAGTCATTGTACGGTACCAGGCACTGCGCCTTGACCTCTTTCCGGCGCTTCTCCACCTCGTCTCTGGTCTTCCGGAGAGACGCAAGCTCCGCCTTGGCGACGCTCTTGGACTCCTCCGTGAATACCGCGCCCTGGTACTCCGCCATCTTTGCAGACAACTGTGCTTTCACATCCTCAAAGTTGCACCGGATCACCGCCGGTTCCTGACTGATCTTAATCTGCAGTTCCTTCATTCTCTTTCTCCTCCTACTTCTTCCATGGCTCTCCCATGATTCCGAGCAATACGCACAGCGTGTTTACAGCAACATCTCCTTCGCGGATCACCATATCGCGGATGATTTCCACGGTTCGCTGGTCCTTTGCTTTCTCCTCATAGTCATCCAACGGCACCAGAATCTTATCTTCATTCACCCTTCTTTTTTGTTTTCTTCTACCCGCTGCAATCCCAAGATTGCCGCGATTGTATCAGCGTCTGGAATGTTTTCAGCTTCCATGTAACGGCGTACCGCTTCGATGTAGCAGGTTGCCGCATCTGCCGCGCTTTTCTCTGTGCTTACGTCAATACCAGCATATTCATACTTTTTCATTCTTCTGTCTCCTTGCCTTTGTTAAAGTAATTCCATACGGTCCCCGCACTGCATCCTATTTCGTCCGCAATCTTTTCATAGGACCATCCGGCGTTTCGAAGTGCCGTCATCTTTCCAGTGTCCAGTTTCCTCTTACGGCCCTGTCCTGCAGGGCTCTTCGGGGGGGCGTTGGTTTTGCCTCTGCTTTTGGCTCCGGCTCTTTCTTCGGCCGCTCTTCTGCCTTGACCTGCGTCTGCATTACCGCAAACACTGCACCAGCCTCTGCGGCCGCCCGCACATCCTGCATGGTCATACTGCTGATGGCAACCGGATGCATGACGTAGATATCATCATGCATTCCGTGCATCGTCAGATCCACTGCCTCCGTATATTCAACAATCTGCATCATTCTCACCCTTCTTTCAACGATCCTGAGCGGATCCACGCCGCAAACACCTCGTCCCGGCGCTCTTCTTCCCACTCTTCCTGCTCCTCGCGGCACGCTTCGACATAATCGCCGATTTTCTTTGCCGCGAGCGCAACAAGGAACATTCCAGCTCCCAGGGCGGCGCGGCCCCACAGATCCGAATCCACGCCGCCGATGTAAATCCATGTACCAACCGCGCCGATTACCAGTGCTGTTTTATCTGATGCTTTCATTTCTGCGTCCTTTCATACCCGATCGACTCCACCGCGGCTTCCACACGCTGGCGGACGATCTCTTTTATTTTTTCTTCTCCGAGTTCCTCTGCTGTATACTGCTGTCCTCCGATCGTGATCCGAGTAACAACCATGATTTCTTTCATAAGGCATCACCTCTTCCTTATCTCCTTATCGTATGCAACCCGGCTCTGTAATGATTTTCTATTGATTCATAATCATTTTTGAGCTATTATGTAGTTGCAAATTGTTTTTGTATTGCGTCCCGCGGGAACTGGTCCTTCCTGTGGGACTTTTGCTAAAGACATCATTGACACGAAAGGATAAACAATACTGTCTTATATTGGAATATCCTCTGAAGTTACCGCTTACAAGATATGCAATGTCCTATTTACCTTCATCTGGTGGATACTCGGAATTCTTGTTGTTTATTTCAAACCCCAACTCCAAGATTTCGTTATCAAACTGGTGCGAAATCTTTAAAATGAATTTTGATAATATAACAAGTCCTCTTGCATTCCCAGTCTCTGCTATTTTCGCTTGTGAAGATAGCAGATTTTTTATTGCCTGTTCTCTTATAAATGAACCATAATTCATTTTCAAACAAATTCCTTTCTTTTGCGCTACAGAAGGCACTTCGCATCAACCTCAAGCGCCGCTGCGATGCGGACTAAATCACTTACTTTAATCAGCTTCCGTCCGTTAAGCATATCGCTCAGCCCGTGTGCGCTATATCCGGCCTTTTCAGAAACATGTACCTGCTTCAGCCCTTTTTCAGCGATGATCCGTGCAATGTTCTCCGCTACCGGACTGTTACACTCAGCTATTGTCATCGCTCAGACCTCCTATGAACTTATTTTCAAATCGTTGGCGTTGGATTCCAATCATTATTTCTGTTATTGCTCTTATCATTTCAACCTTGTCTATTGTTCTTTCGCTCATTTATACCGCTCCTTTACCAACTTATGTTGTGTGAATTACAATGGACAGGAACAAAATTCCGATTGAGACAATAAGGATTCCTGTTGAGCACCACATTGGAAAGTATGGATGCCGCAGTTCAAAACTCAGCCGGTATCCCGGATTGTCTTTTTCGAAGTTTTTGATTTCTTCTTTTGAAAGTTCCTTGCCTACATAGACAATGGTAGTTTTCTTTTCTTTTTTCATATGAAAGCTCCTCACTTCATAAATTTCACAACAAGCACTGCCGTTAAAATACTGACCAAAATGGACAGAACCAGTTCCATTTCGTCTTTTTCACTCATTCATACCACCTCTTTCTTTAATTATTTTCTTTCTGCTTCTCACTCATTGCCGCCTCCTTCAAGAATTTGTTCACAAAGTAGATCTGGCCTCTTCCAGTTGCCTTTGGCGTTCTGGTTACGATGTTGCAGCCATTTCCGTCGATGTGCGTGCTCTCTTTGATCTCGAACAAGCCCATGTTCATCGACTTCTGCGTCGGCATGTTCCAGTCGGAACCTTTTCTTTTAATCAGGTATCCATGGTTTCTCAGATACTCGAAGAGACGCTTCGCCCCAATATCCACGCCATTCTGACGCAGGAGCTTCGCGAGGTCGCCGATCAGGATGGAACTGGAGCTTGCTCTCACCGCATCCGCGAAGATCACCTTTGGTTTCATACGCTCATTATCCTCGATCAGCTTCTTGTTCTCTTCTTTCAGAGTGTCGATGGTTCTGTCTGCGAGTTTCAGTGCTCTTGCCATCACCTGCTCCGGGGTGTTCCAAGCTTTCTCTAAATCAATGAAATACTGACGGTACTGCTTGCCTTTCTCTGATCGCTGGATCATGCAGATTTGTTTGGCCATGTCTACGGAAATCTGGTAGTCAACCATGTTCTGACCACCGTTTAAACCGCTTTCCATTTTTGGAAAGCACTTTTTATAGTCATTTTCCGTAAATCCATACTCACACATGCGGTCAAACCATGTTGTGAAATTGCTCTTGACTTCTAATCCTTCATGCAGATCTCTTGCCGATACTGTCGGCTGTTCCCCATCGTAATTAATAGGAATCAACATCTTTTCCATGTAATTCACCTTCTTTCTTTTTTCTGTCATCCTGCTTCTGACTTACCATGGCTTCTCCCATTCCCAGAAGATAGCCCTTGTCAAAATCAGACATCTTGGGGATTGCCGTTGCGATTGTTTCCAGAATCTGTTTTTCTCTTTCTGACATCTCGTTTCACTTCCTTTCTTTGTTGGTATATTGCGATTATATGCTGGTTAATCTCATTTGTCAATAGTATTTTTGATATTTACCAACTTTTTGCAATTTACCAACTTTTTATATTGATTTTCTTTTATTCATGCGTTATAATCAAAATCAAGAAAAGAGGTGAACACATAAATGTATAAACGTCTCAAAAAATTAAGAAACGAATTGGAAATGACTCAGCAAGAATTTGCTGATGTATTAGGAACCGCGCGAGGAAATATCAGTGCTTATGAAGTAGGAAAAAATGCGCCCAGTGATGCTGTTATTTCTCTTATATGTAAGACAGACTTCCCGAAAGGAAGAGTCAATGAGACCTGGCTACGCACTGGTGAAGGGGAAATGTTTATCGAAGCGTCCCGTGACGAACAAATCGCCGCTTTTGTCGGCGGCATTCTAAAAGACGAAGAAGATACCTTTCAGAAAAAGTTTATATCCATGCTGGCTGCATTGGATGAATCAGACTGGGAAGTTCTACAGAAGATGGTTGAATTATTGCAAGAAAAAAAGGGCTGATTATTTCAGCCCCAAGATCGCTTTGACATACGTAAAGATCAGGAATAATCTCCTATCATCGGCATGATCGAGCATTTCAATTATAAGTTTCTTGTAATCATCCATAATATGTACCCTCCGATCTGGTATTATTATACTAGAACACTCGTTCGATTTCAATATTTTTTCGAACACTTTTTCTCTGTATACTAATATTACGGATCAGAAGGTCAAAAATTAGCAAATTTTGGAAATCGTCTCCAATCGTGGACACTTATTTCCATGGACTGTCATACAGGTCCTGCATGTGCACCTGTAGACCCTTCGCGATCTGCTCCAACGTATCGAGTCTCGGAACGCTGCCATTACATAACTTTCCAAGTGTAGACTTAGGCACGCCCGTTAAGATCGATACCTGCCGGAGAGATAGGTTTTTCTTATAAATGACTTCTGCAATTAATATCTTCATGCAGACAGCATTTACAATATCGAAAAAAATATTCTGGAAAAGTGTAATTTTCCGAATTTTTAAACGTATATATTGGGGATATTATATCCAAATATGCGTTGAGGGGTGGTGCCTATGATTTTCCCGTAGTAATACAAACGTAAAATAAAATATAAAACAAACGAGGAAAAGCATATGAAATTTTTTATAGTTCTAATCATCATAACAATTATTCTCTGTATTCTTAACGAAATATGGCCGTATCTTTTAGGCATCGGTGCCATCATCCTTGGCACATATCTTCTTTGGAAACTTTATGAATATTGTTATTTTAACAGTCAGAAATTTAAAGATCTCAAGCAGCGTATCATTACCTATACCAGAAACTGTAATGAATTGAACGAGCATATTGAGAGTCTTAAAGACACAACTTTAATCTCAAATAAAATAGACTATGGCGATGCTACTTATCACGATTCCAGCAAGTGGAATTATAAAAGAAAATATTTAAAAGATCAAAAATACGAGGCAAATGTTCACCAATGTTCTCGTTCCGTCTGCGACAATGCTCGGAAGAAACCTTTTGAATATGTTTGTAAATATTTTGGAATAAAAGCGACCGAAGAAACACTATCCAATTTTGAAACAATTTTAAATAATTTCGAAGCCGCTGAAGAAGGTAAACGAAATCTTAAGGCTGAAAAAGATAGCATCTTTAAAAACATTGAAACAGAGATTCCTTTTCTCATTCGAACTATAGGAAAAGAAAAATTAGAAAAGAACCTTGGGTTTGAGCCAGTAGATATGAGTACTGCATATTTTCCAAAATATGTTTTTGAGTACGTTAGTTCGGGTGGTAATGCCTCAACTCAATGCGAAATAGTCATGGATATTGAAAACTTAAATAAATTTATCCATTTTTTATCAGAAAAAATAAAATTTAGCAAAACAACCGCCGGACAGCGTGCCCTTATGACCAGCAAACTTCGCCAGCATATCAAAGAGCGGGACAATTTTACCTGCAAACAATGTGGAGCTTCCCTTAAGCAAGAACCGCATCTATTACTCGAAATTGATCATATCATCCCTGTGTCCAAAGGAGGCTTAACTGTTGAAGATAACCTGCAAACATTATGTTGGCGTTGCAATCGCAGTAAAGGATCTAAAATAGCACCAGAATTCTAAATGCGATAAAAATATAAAAAAGGAGAATGTCTATGAAAAAGAAAATCGTAACCCTTATGTTTGCCACCGTGCTCACTGCATCCGCGCTGACTGCCTGCGGATCGTCAACCGCTTCCAGCTCCTCAAGCTCTTCGTCTACTGCTTCCAGCAGCATCAGTGAGACCGAAACTCCAACGCCTACGGAAGAGGCAACACCGACTCCAACCGAAGAAGCCGCAAGCACACAGTCCGAATCCGAAGACTCCAGCGTTCCGTGGGACTATACATCGGCTCTTAATTCAGCTGAAAGCTACAGTGAAATAATGCACATGTCAAAAGCCGGAATCTACGATCAGTTGACCTCCGAGTATGGAGACCAGTTCTCTGCCGAGGCTGCCCAGTATGCAGTTGACAATATGACCGCCGACTGGAATGCAAATGCCCTTGCAACAGCAGAAAACTACAACGAAACGATGCATATGTCGAAAGCCGGACTCTATGACCAGCTTACATCTGAAAGTGGGGAAAAATTTACCGCTGAAGAGGCGCAGTACGCTGTCGATAATATAAATGCTGATTGGAACGCAAACGCCCTCGAGACCGCAAAAGACTACCGTGATAACATGGATATGTCGCCAGAAGTGATCCGTGATCAGCTCACCTCTGAATATGGTGAACAGTTTACCGCCGAGGAAGCCGATTACGCTATACAGAATTTAAACTAAAATAAAAAACCGCCCCGGTGCGCCAACACCAGGACGGCTCAGTAACATTCCGAAGAATGATACCTGTTCAGCAAAACATATTGTATCATCTTCGGAGACGCCAATCAATCAGAACGTTTGTTTTGGCGTTTTTTCTCATACCCAAAATTGAAAATTTAAAGAAGGTGATATTATGTCAGCACTAAAAAACGGTGCTCTCTACATCCGCGTCAGCACCGCGGATCAGACAGAACTCTCTCCGGATGCGCAGCAGCGTCTGCTCCTGGACTACGCGAAGAAGAACGGGATTGTCATCGCAAAAGAGTTCATCTTCGAGGAATCCGTCTCCGGCCGGCATGCCGACCGGCGGCCAAAATTTCAGGAGATGATCGCCCTTGCGAAGCAGGACTCCCACCCGATCGACGTGATCCTGGTCTGGAAATACAGCCGGTTTGCCCGTAATCAGGAAGAATCCATCGTCTACAAATCACTGCTGAAAAAGAGCAATGTAGATGTGATCAGTATCTCAGAGCCACTGATCGACGGTCCGTTCGGTACGCTGATCGAGCGTATTATCGAGTGGATGGACGAATACTACTCCATCCGCCTCTCCGGCGAAGTGATCCGCGGCATGAAGGAAAAAGCCTTAAAGCACGGCTACCAGACATCTCCCTGCCTGGGTTACGATGCAGCCGGCAGCGGAAAGCCATTTGTGATCAACGAAGCAGAATACAGCATTGTGAAGTTCATCATGGATCAGTACGATCTGGAAAATCACGATCCCACTGCAATCGCCCGAAGCTGTAACGAACTGGGATATCACACCAAACGCGGCAATCTCATGGAACGCCGATCGGTTGAGCGGATTCTTCGGAATCCCTTTTATGCCGGCACTGTGATCTGGAACGGGATATCGTTCGAAGGTGCGCACGAAACCAGACTTGACCGGGAACGTTTCAACAGCCGGATCAAACGTATGGACGCTCGCAGAAGAACCCCGAAGAGCCGAAACCCGTCCTCCTGCAAGCACTGGCTGTCAGGGCTCTTAAAATGCCCCGTCTGCGGCGCTACCCTTACCATAACGGCCGGAAATACCTCCTGTCCCTATTTCCAGTGCTGGAAGTATGCAAAAGGGTTTCACAAGGGTTCCAACTCGATCACTGTTGCAAAGGCAGAGCGAACCGTCTACCGCTACTTCGATGATATCCTCGCCGGTGCGGACTTCTTTTTCACCGTCCGTGACCGGAAGCAGGAGCAGGAAGACGATGAAACCATCCAGCGGCTGCAACAGGCCCTGGAGCATCTGGCTGCCCGCGAAGCTCGCGTGAAGATGGCTTATGAAAATGGGATTGATACGCTGGAAGAATACGGTGCCAACAAAAAAAGGCTCGCCGAAGAACGGCAGAGCCTGCAGGAAGAACTGGACCGCGTGCTTACGCCCGCCACCCCGCCGGAAACAATCTCGAAAGAAGATTTCCGGAAAGAGATAAAAAACATCAATGATATTCTGAAAAATCCAGAGGAACCAGCCGAGAAAAAAGGACTTCTGCTCCGCTCCATCGTGGATCGTATCGTCTATGAAAAGGCTTCCGGGACGATGTATTTCGACTTTTTTGTCTCCTGATTTTTTGTTTCAAAAAAACCGCAAACCCGCATAAACACTGAGGTTTCTGGCATATCATCTGGTACGGAACTCCGGGCCACCGTACTGACTCATGATAATTTGGGCGATTTTAGGGTTTGGTGTCGTGATGTTTACAGGATACTCGAGGCGTTTTTCATAATTCCACATCCGTCAGC